CTGGCCAATGATTAATCGCGATCAGGTTCAACTCGATGCCCATGGCTTGACAGGCGGCAAGCAAGCCAGAGCTTGTGCCACCGGCGCCACAGAACAGATCGGCGGCGAGAATCGTTTTGGTGGCGCTCATAAGGTTTACTCTAATCCGGTTATTTCCTAGTTTTCCACAGCTTGATTCAAAAGCACTTACACGTCCGTTTTTTCTGACCCTTTTTCCGCCTGCCTCCGCATGAACTTTCGGACAGTGGACTCCCCTATCCTCAACTCGTCCGCGATCTGCTGCCACGTGAACCCGTCATCGCGCCGAAGGGCTATTTGGTTCGCATTCAGATTGAAGGCACGTCGCCCGACATGCCGGCCGTTCGCCTTGGCGTGGGCCATGCCACTCCGGACTCGTTCGCGGATCAGTTCGCGCTCAAATTCGGCGATCGCGGCGAACACGGTGAAGGCGAATCGCCCCATGGGCGTGGTGGTGTCTATGGCCTCATGCACGGAGATGAACGAAACTCCCATGGCGCGGAATTCCTCGAGCGCGTTTACAAGGTGTTGGGTCGACCTGGCGAAGCGATCGAAGCGGTAGACGATTACGACGTCACATTTTCCGCGACGCACTAAGCCCATCATTCGGTCGAGCTCGGGGCGTTTGACCTTTGCTCCAGAGAATCCGGCATCGATGAAAACCTCGATGTCGCATCCGCGGCGCTCGGCTAGCTCGCGCATCTCACGCACCTGCATACCTTCGTTCTGGTCGCCGGTCGACACTCGGGCATAGAGAAAGGCTTTCACGGGCGCACCCTTCCCATCTTGCGCGCGTGTCTGAGGCACCTCGAGCACAAGTTCTTACTGCGGGGATCGCGCTTGCCGTGGCGCTTCGACCTGGTGCAGAGTCCGGCCGTGCGGTTGCGATCTTCGTAGCTGACGCGGCGGGTCCAGACTCTCATGGGCGCGCCTCCTCTGGAATCCGCACCAGCCTGCAGCGCGGGCACCACTCAAGGCGAATCAGGTGTGGGGAGCTTTGCGCGTGCAGGAATATTCGCTCCTTCCACTTTTCATCCTCGAGTTCAATGGGTTCGGTCCGAAGCCCTACCGCGTAGAATGGTGACGGCTCCCAGTGGCAGTCGTAGGTGTTGGTTGAGCAGGTCATGTGATCTCGCAGTTCATAGGATTCGTGCGTGCTGCGCACAATTTCGACGTGCAGGGCCAGCAGTAGCGCCTCTCGCGGGTTGCGCTGGCGGGTTTTCATTTGAACCTGATCGCTCCGCAGCGCAGGCACACGTCGCTCAGTTCGCGGTGTGTGTCCCACACGTGGAAGAAAAAGAAGCAGTGCAGCTTCCATGCCCACAGGATCAGCACGTAAAGCAGAACGAGCCCGCCTCCGATGGCGGTGTAGAGCATCACGGTTGCACCCCCGGCGGCGGGTCCGTGGGCTTGCGCTGGTCGGGCAGGATGGCGCGGGGCTTGCGCTTGGGCTTCGGTGGCTCTTCCGGCGTCGTTGCTTTTGGAATCAGATCGTGGTCGCCATCATGGTCAACGAATAGCGTGCATCCGGGGAATGGGCAGAGGCGCGTCACCTCTTCCTGACACTTATCCGGCGCGGGTGCGGGTTCTTCGGCGAGTTTCTCGAGGTTTGCGGCGCTCAAGTCGCTTACGCTGGGCTCTGGCGCCGGCGATTCGGCGAGCGGGAACTGAATCGTTTCCTGTTTTTCTTCCCATGACATGTCGTGGGTTTCTACCAGTTCGTTGCGGTCCATCCGAAAATAGGATTTTTTGCCGGGCTCGGGATGGTCGTAGCGGATATCGCAGCCGATTTGTGCGGTCTCGCCGCCTTTGTTGTACTTCTTGGCGAGTTCGGACACCGCGGCCGAAAGCTTCTTCATGCGCTCATTGAATGCGGCATCGGAAACCTTCTTCTCTACTTCGACGGTTTCATAATCCGCCTGGGCCTGGGCCATCTGCTGCGCGGTGGTGGTGAGCTCTTCCGGGGTGTACTTCTCAAAGATTGCGAGTGTGATGCTGTCGGCTCTCATGCGATCTCCTCCTCACAAATGTCCTTAATAAAGCGGATCGCCATAGCTGCGACGTGAATGGCTTCTTTCCGCATCTCAGCTCTATTGCTGTCTGCTGGCTGCCACGCGCGCACCTCGTCCCACAACTCATCTAACTCTTCCAAGATGACCGCGTAGCCTTCATGGGGCGAGTTGAATCGCTTGTGTTTTGCAATTGCTTTATGCAGCGCGTCATCTAATTCATCAGCAAGCTCATTCCCGATGGTCGGCAACATTGTTGGATAGCTCATGCGGTGCGCTCCTCTCGTGCGGCTACTCTGCGAATGTCTTGCTCGGCTCTCCACTCGGCGGTTTCTCTGCTTAGGTTCCCCATAAATTCAATGATGGCCGCGCGTTCGCTCCATAATTCCAGCCACCTAGCGGGCCAGCGGTCGCGGCTGAGGGGAAGGTTCACGGCTTCTCCTCTGGCAGTGGCCTTTTGAAGAGAATCGCCCCCGATGTTCCATCGCTCCTGACGTGCAGAGCGACTGCTTCCCAACCTGCTGCGCCATGAGCATTCATCGCTTCCAGGGTGAAATCTACGGTCCAATATCTCGGATCTTCGTCTGAAACCTTCTTCTCGGGCACGTAGAATGTGTATTCCCACTTCACCGGCTCAGCCTCACAATCACATCCAAGAGAAAATCGACGTCAACGGCCGAAACCATGAAGCGGTTCGCCCGATCGCGCGATATCCTCCACAGGCGCGTCTGCTCTTCGGCGTTGAGTACTCGCAGAGAATTGCGGGCCGGGGTGTCGAGCGGAATGACACGCCCGACAACTCCAGATAACTCCGTCTTCGGTATCGTCTCGATGTGCTCCGTGCTTTTTGTGGCTGAGCTCTCCGTGCTTGAGCCCATCCCATCCCGCGAATCGGTTGCAGCGCTTTCCGTTTCGGATTTCTTCACAGCGTCCCCCTGCTCGGTTGTAGACTTCGCGGCGCAGGTCGGTTTTGTCCTGGCCGCGGAGTTGGACTCGTCCGGTGCGCCACAGGATGCGGCTTCGCGGATCTTTGAACTTCGGCGGGCTCATGCGCTCACAACCTCGGCTTTCTGGCTGGGGAATTCGCGGACCTGTAACTCTGCCGGCCACTCCTTGAGATTTCCTCCCTTGCGGTCATTCATCAACAGGGGAACAAATCCGGCCGGTACACGGTTCGCATTGTGAGCGTTCAAAATGCGGCTGTTCGGGCGCGAACGCCAATAGTCCTCGCTCCACATTGGAACGCTGCCAACCTGCTTCATGAAAAACGGCACACCTGCAGTGCGACACTGCTCGCGAAGTGATTCTGCCCATACCAGATTGAACGGGCGCGCGCCTGGTCCGGACTCTCCGCCACAGATGACCCAGTCGATGTGTGCAGCTAAAAGGCTGGGGATGTACACATTTTCAAGCTGGGGCTCAATGCTTAGAAACCTTACGGCTGCTGTCGTATGCCGCAGTAGCGGGATGCGCTCGTCGGCGCGCGGCTGATCTTCGACGGAGACACCGAACCACATGTGCTCGCCGAAACTCACTCCCCAATGCTCCTGGGCGCGATTGACTAGATTGCGCATGCGCTCGGCGCGCTTGGTCAGGAACTGGAAGGTGTGCCGCGGCGTTTTCAGAGCGACGCGCAACACTTCGGCGATGAATTCGGCGGGGATGCTCTCGTGAAATAAATCGAACATGTCGCCCACGAAAATGCGCGCTGGTTTCTTCCGGAGGATCGGCTCGTAAAGCATGCGGTCATCAAGAAAGAATTCGACGCGCGCGAGGTTGGGCACGGTGTACTCGAGTCCGTTGCCAAATCGCTTATTGATGACGGAGGCGTAACAGTGTGTGCAGCCCGGCGAGATGCGCGTGCAGAACGTTCCGGTGCGTGGCTTCGTCGCAATAGTCGGCTGTATGCGGCTGCCCGGGATGGCGTCGGCGCTGCCCTTTAGTCGCGCGCGGATCGGATTCCACGTGTAATCCGTCCACTCTATCGGCGTCTTGTTCACGTTGTTATCCTTTCCGGGTGTGGCTTGTTGCCCGTGTCACCGTGCCGCTTCAATCGCTTCGCGAGAAATCAAAACGGCAATCCTGAATAGTGGCTAACTGCCACACCCCGGAAACCTTCGGGAAGGGGAAGCGGTGAAGCATGTCCTGCTCCCCCTTCTCCGCGCTACAAAGTTGCTGCGATGTTTGCGCGGAAAACTCATATCGCGAACGGCTTATCCTTCGGCAAGAACTCCACTTTCTGATTCCCGATGCGCAGTTCGATCGGCGTGACGGCCGCCCGCAGCGGTAGCGCTGTCTGGGCTGGGACGGCCTCGAGTTTTGGGACGGAAATGGTTCCCTTCCCATCCGATGCCCACCGGAATAAAGCTTTGAAGTACTTGCGCTTTACGTTGGCTAGCGTGTCGGCGTAGCCAAGTGAGGCGACTGCCTGGGCGAGCTCTTCCTCGGATCGATGAGCGGCGCCCATTCCTTCGCGGATTGCGCTTATCTGGTAATCCGTGAGCGGTTGTTCCATCCGGCGCACTCTTGGCGGGGCGACATCGTCCAAGGTTTCGCCGGCGGATTCGTCCTGGTGATCAAACTCCGGATCGTCGATTTTCTCCGCCATCAGGCCGATGCGCTTGAGGAATGCCTTTTCTGCGCCCGTCTGGGCGATGTAGAGCGCTTTCTCGTCGGGAGTGCGGCCGATGCCATTGCAGCGCAGTGGGGGCAAGCTGCTGTCCTTGCTCTCCCAGAAGGTGTAGGTCACGGAGAGGCGGCACTCGGTCCATGTTTCGCCGCCGTTGGTCGGCACGGCCACATAAACCGGTTCGCCTTCGTCGGGCAGCAAAAGCACACCCTGGGCGAATAGCTTGTCGCGCACGGCTTTGAACACATCCGTGGCCCGCGTGTAGTCAAAATCCCGGTCGTTGTGGTGGCCCTTGCGCTCGAGCTCCTTCACGGCGCGGAGGACGCGGGCGACTTTGCCGGCGAGCGTGGTGGGTGTTTTAGGACGGCTCATGAGTGCACCTGGATGATTTCGCGGACTTCTAACAGAATGCCGATAGCCGGCAAGATGAGGTGATAGTCTCGCGGCATGTACGCAGCGCACGCGATAATCCACAGCATTGTCACGATCTTCTGATTGTTCACAGACTTCCCTCGGCAAACTGTGCGGCCTTCTCTCGTCGCTGAATGAAATCGGCGACGGCTTCCTCGCGGAAGCGGATCGAGCGGTACCCGAAGCGCAGGTACGCAATCTTCCGGTTGCTGCGCAGGACTTGCAGCGTCTTGATACAGACGCCCAAACGTTTGCAGACTTCGCGGGTGGTGAGCAGGCGATCGTTCATGCTTTCCTCTTCAGTGGTTCTGTTACCTGCATCCCGCGAAAAGTCATGCATTCTCCGTGACCTTCGCGCAGGTAAATCGTGTTTGCTCGCATTTTCGCGATAGCGCGCTGCGTTTCTGCGGTTGTTATTGGGTCCATCGTGCGCGTGCGCTTTAGATTGGCGAGCATTCGCTCCATGTCTGGATGCAGCGGGCCGTCTGGATCTTCAGGCGAAAGTTCGGCGTTTAACGTTCGCAGAATGTGCTGCTTTTTTGCCTCGCTGCGCACCTGAGAAACTGAGACCCCACCCTCTCCCGCCGAAGCAGGTAGGGTGGGAAATTCGGAAAACGGACGGTTGTGCTGCGCGAGGAAAACTCTGTATTCACCCGCGGTCATGGTTCCCTTTTCGCGATTGCATGGCCAGCAAGCGGCGACGATGTTATCGCTAGAATTGCTGCCGCCGCGCGACAATGGAAGCAGATGATCACGGGTGGCAAAAACTTTCCCGCTTGGATCTTTCAGACTTCTATGGCACCAGTAACAAAGGCAGTTCTGACGGCTGATGATTCCGCCGAATTCCTGCGGGGTGTGACTGCCTGGCGCTTCAAGCTCACGCTGTTTCCGTCGCTCCCGCGCGCGCTGCTTTCTTTCTTCGAAGCGACAA